GCTCACGGGTATCGGCACACCAACATACACTACACAGTCAGGCTCTTATACACGGATCGGGAACGTAGTCCACTTCAATATCACGCTTAACTGGACTGGCGGGACAAACGGCGCCGGTATCACCGTGGCTAGTCTCCCGTTCACGGCCGCTGGGGTCAATACACCAGTAAGTGTCAGTGTTAACTACCTAGGTAATGCGAGTTTCACGTGGACAGGCGTGGTTAAGGCATACGTTAGTGGCGGGACGGCGAATATCGCCCTGGTCGTAGAAAGTTCTGGCGCTTCCAATGGGGCGCTGCTAAACCCTAGCGCGGGCACTAAAGACGTGATTATCTCTGGTACTTACAGGGTGGCATAATGAAGCTTCCAATTTTTCCACAAGACAAAGCGAACCATTTTATTTATGGCGCCGCAGTCACTTCCCTGGTAGCTTTGTTCAGCGTTGTAGCAGCGATAATTGTATGTGTAGTCGTCGCAGTTGGAAGGGAGGTATACAACAAAATCTACGGCGGTGAGGCGACCTTGGCGGATATCGGATGGACGCTTGCAGGGGGGGGCGTAGTACTGTTTCCGTCTCTCCGGCAACAAATCTCCTCTATTTTTTGATAACTACGGTTTATTGAGCTATGCCACTTCCTGCATTTCTTGCCCCACTACTGGCCCAAGGGCTCAGTCTTCTTAGTAATGCTGCGCTCGTTAAAGGCAAAGAGTGGGTCGAACAGAAGACGGGCGTCAGCCTCGATCAACCGTTGTCGTCAGAAGATGTACTGAAGCTTCGTCAGTATGAGATGGATCACGAGGAGGAGCTTATCAGGCTTCGGCAGGAAGACGATAAGCTTAAAGCGACGCTGGAGCTTGCGTATCTTGAAGATGTACAAAATGCGCGAGATCTACAGAAAGCCGCTCTGGCGCAGAACGATTTGTTTGCAAAGCGCTTCATCTACTACCTCGCGATCTTCTGGAGTGTCGCAGCGGTTCTCTACATCGGATTTATCACGTTTGCGGAGATCCCCGAAGCGAATGTACGTTTTGCTGACACAATTCTTGGTTTCTTGTTGGGCACATTGATCGCTACCATCATGAACTTCTTCTACGGCTCTAGTCGCGGCAGTGCAACTAAGGGGCAGGTACTTGAGGATGTTGTGTCTAAGGTTGCGGGGGACAAGCAATGAGCCTTGTGCCAGAACAAGCAGCGTTCCTGCTCGATGTGTGCCGCCTGATCCAATATGCTACTTCACAGGGCTGGACGATCACAGGCGGGGAGTTGTACCGCACGCTTGAGCAGCAGCAGATCCATGTAAAGGCAGGTCGTTCAAAGACGATGAACAGCAACCATCTCAGGCGTCTTGCAATCGATCTTAACTTCTTCAAAGACGGTAAGTTGGTCTGGGACAAGAACACAATCGCCCCTCTAGGCTCGTATTGGGAGACGCTTCACCCTAAGAATCGTTGGGGCGGCAATTTTAGGTCGCTCGTCGATGTACCGCATTTTGAACGAAATGTGTAGTCATGCCGCTTAAGACGATTAGGTTTAAGCCTGGGATTAACCGCGAGAATACTAGATATCTTGCGGAAGGGAAGTGGTATGACTGCGAAAAAGTCCGTTTCCGCCAAGGAACACCTGAGAAGATCGGCGGCTGGGCACGTATCTCAAACAATACCTACCTTGGTGTTGCGCGGTCTCTCTGGCCGTGGGCGGCGTCAGCCGGGGCGTTGTATCTTGGCGTCGGCACCCACCTGAAGTATTACATTTCTTCGGGCGGAACGTATTACGACATTACACCCCTGCGTGTCACGACTACACTTCCAAACAACCCATTCACCGCAAACGGCACAAGCACTATCTCAGTAAACGCCCCCACACACGGGGCTGTTGCTGGGGATTTTGTTACGTATAGTGGGGCGACAGCATTCAGTGGCGCGACGATTGTTGGCGAGTATCAGGTCGTCTCTGTTACAGACGCGAATACGTACACGATCGATTTTGGTTCTAATGTCGCCGCCGGTTCAGGTGGCGGCGCGGCTGTTTCCGCAGCGTACCAAATCAATATTGGCGCAGCCACGCAACTGCCATTGGTCGGATGGGGGGCGGGAGGATGGGGCCAAGGGACTTGGGGCCAAGGCGCGATGGGGACAACGCAGATCCGTATTTGGAACAACCAGAACTTCGGGTTTGACCTACTCTACGGGCCGAAAGGCGGGGCCCTGTACTACTGGAATAACACAACCGGACCCAGTACGCGCGGCGCCGCACTTACAAGCCTGCCAGGAGCATCTGATGTACCTACGCTCCACAATCACATGATTGTGTCAGACGCGTCCAGGTTTGTTCTAGTTTTTGGCTGTAACGATTACGGTAATACGTCTATCGATCCGATGCTGATTCGGTGGTCTGACCAAGAGACTGCGGTTAATTGGACCCCAGCAGCGACGAACCAAGCCGGGAGTTTACGTCTTTCTCGTGGTTCTAAGATTAGCGCCGTACTCCAAGTCCGACAAGAAATCCTTGTGTGGACAGATATTGCGTTGTATTCTTTGCAGTATCTAGGCCCCCCTGTTGTTTGGGGCTCTCAGATTCTGGGAGACAACATCTCTATCGTCAGTGATAGAGCGGTAATGGTGGCGGCCGGTACTGCGTATTGGATGGGTGAAGAGAAGTTTTATGTCTATGACGGCCGATTGAACACACTTACTTGCGATGTCCGCCAGTATGTGTTCGGAGATTTTAATTTTAACGAAGCACAACAAGTGTTCGCTGGTAGTGTAGAGGAATTCAACGAGGTCTGGTGGTTCTATTGTTCTGCGGGGTCTACTACAATTGATCGTTACGTTGTTTACAATTACCTAGAACAAGCTTGGTACTACGGCCGTATGGCAAGAACGGCCTGGATTGACGATAGCCTTGTTAGTACTTACCCGATAGCCGCTACGTATTCAAACGTATTGGTGTATCATGAACTGGGAGTGAATGACGCTGAAGGCCCAACCGCCCAACCAGTCACTGCGTACATTACATCCGCTGAGTTCGATATTGAAGACGGGCACAACTTTGGGTTCATCTGGCGCGTACTGCCAGACGTAAAGTTTGATGGCTCAGATGCGCAAAATCCGTCTGTGACGATGACACTCCTGCCGTTGCAGAATTCTGGTTCGGGATATAACGTACCGCCATCTGTTGGCGGCGCTGACTCGGGCGCTATTGTCCGATCGGCCACAGTCCCGGTGGAGCAGTTCACGGGACAGATTAACGTGCGCGTGCGCGGGCGACAAATGGCATTTAAGGTGCAGTCAGACTCGCTCGGTACCCATTGGCAGCTTGGCGCGCCTAGAATCGATATTCGTTCTGACGGCAGGAAATCCTGATGTCTGTATGGAGCAATCTCGTAAAGCGCTTTCGCGCCCCCGCACTGCCAAAGCCGGGGCCGACGTACACGCAGACGTACATGGACAACCTGCTGAATGTCCTGCGTTTGTACTTCAACCAGCTTGACGAACTTCTGGCGAATATCTTGGCTGCTCAACCCGTAAACGTCCGTTTTTTCGGGACCGCACTTGATGCGTTTGGTCGTACGCGTATTAGCCAGCCGTACACCCTGTTTGACTCTCAGAACCGCTACGAGAAGAACGACCTCTTCGATGAAACTACTGCTACAGGCGGTACGGTTACGTATACGGCCAACGAAAGCACGGTCAATCTAAACGTAACCACCAGCAGCGGGTCAAGCGTCACCCGTCAAAGCTACCGCTCATTTGCCTACCAACCCGGTAAGGGCTTGATGGTGATGAACACGTTTGTCATGGGTCCGCCCCAGACGAACATGCGGATGCGCGTTGGTTACTTTAACGCAGAAAACGGCGTGTTTCTTGAGCGGGACGGCGCTACGGTCTACATTGTCCGCCGTACGTTCGTCTCCGGTGCCGCAGTCGATACGCGTGTGGCGCAAACTGACTGGAACGGTGATAGGCTCAACGGTACCGGCGCGTCCACACTGACGCTCGACCTTACAAAGGCCCAGATCCTCTGGATGGACTTCGAGTGGCTGGGCGTAGGTTCCGTCCGGGTTGGGTTCGTGATCGATGGGCAGCCCGTTATCTGCCACACGTTTAACAACGCCAACAACCTCACAACGGTCTATATGACGACGGCGATCCTGCCGGTGCGTTATGAAGTGACTAACACCGGGGCTGTCGCAGCCGCAGCTACACTGAAGCAAATCTGCTCTACGGTTATTTCTGAAGGCGGCTACGAAAAGAAGGTGGCTACGTTTGTCGCACGTATGACGGCGGCCAATGCATCTATAAGCACTACGTTCGTTCCGCTAGTGTCTATTCGTCTTGCTTCCGGCCGCACCGGGGCGGTTGTGGTTCCTGATAGTTACGCAGTTCTTCCTACAGCGGGGGCGGCAACTACATTCGAGATTGTACTAGTAAAGAATCCTACACTCACGGGCGCAGCTTGGGGGGCGACGGACTCTAATAATGTGCAGCGAGATATTAGTGCTACGTCTTTTACTGGCGGGACTATTATCGAATCGCAGTATGTTCTATCCTCTTTTTTATCCCAAGGCATGTCGTCTGGTGGCGGGGACTATAATTGGGATCTACAACTCGGCGCCACGATCGTCGGCACTAGCGACATCTATACTGTTGCTGCGCGTACATTAAGTGGCACGCAAACTGCGATTGCAAGCATGTCGTTTTGGGATCTGACATGAATAAAAACGACCCTTACGCCGGGATTAGAAACCTGAAGTTTCGCGGGGTAGACGAGGTTTTCACTCCGGTATCCCAGGATGAACTATCTCAGTTCTACGTTGATACGGACGAGGGTCGGCGAGTTGACCAACAGCGCGCCATTGCGGCCGGATTCGCGCCGAACGCAGTGTCTGTCGGGGGGTCCGAGTACGGTGGAGAGAACTTCACCTGGGGGCGCCCCACTGGGCAATTTCGGAGTTGGGCCCCAGATTGGGAGTCGCTGAAGTCACTCGGGCTCCAGTCTAAATACAATCAATCAGACGACAT